TACACGGCCGAGCAGCTACAGGAATTCGTTCGATGCGCGAATGATCCGATCTACTTCATGGAACACTACATGTATGTGCAACATTCGGTAAAAGGCAAGATACCGTTCGAGGCATATTCATTCCAGAGGGATCTCATACGCACCTATCGAAACTACAGAAACACGATAGCGATGATACCTAGGCAAAGTGGGAAGACCACCACGGCTGCCGGGTACCTGCTTTGGTATGCATTCTTTAACCCAGACGTAACGATACTGATCGCGGCCAACAAGTTCAAGGCCGCCAACGAGATCATGATGCGAGTCAAGTATGCATACGAGGAGATGCCCAACTACATACGACCCGGCGTCATCGAATACAACGTTACCAGCATAAGATTCGACAACGGTAGCAGGATACTCGCAACGACCACCACCCCGGATTCCGGACGTGGTCTTGCCATCAGCCTCCTTTACCTGGACGAGTTCGCGTTTGTGAAGCCTAGGATGGCCGAGGAGTTTTGGTCAGCAATGGCGCCGACGTTGGCTACCGGAGGTAAGTGCATCATCACCTCCACCCCACAGAGCGACGAGGACATGTTCTCCGCCCTTTGGTTTGGTGCGACCGCCACCATCGACGAGGACGGAAACGAAATACCAGAGGGTGTTGGAAAGAACGGATTCAAGGCATTCACCGCGCATTACAGCGAGGTTCCGGGCAGGGATGAGGAATGGGCAGCACGTGAGCGTGCCAAGATCGGATTTGAAAAGTTCCAGAGGGAATACGAATGCGCGTTCGCCGGTGAGGAATCAACCCTGATCAACAGCCTAACCCTGCAACGGCTGAGGGGCATAGATCCGATCTACAAGACGCATGGCGATGTTCGATGGTATGATAAGGTGAAGTCAGATCGAACCTATCTGGTCTCATTGGATCCCAGCGCGGGCGTTGGCAAGGACAGCTCCTGCATACAGGTATGGAGCTTGCCTGACATGGTGCAGGTCGCCGAATGGACCTCAAACAGGACCAGCATCCCTAATCAGGTCCGCACGATGCAGGGCATAATCAACGGGATATACCAAGACATCAAGGGCACGGGTTACAAGGGAGAGCCGGAGATATACTACACCCTAGAAAACAATTCCTGGGGCGAGGCAGCCCTTCTCACCGTAAACGAGATCGGCGAGGAGAATTTCATGGGACAGTTCCTGCACGAACCCCGACGCCCTGGCACGGTCAGGCTGCGAAAAGGCCTGAACACCAACGGTCGTACCAAGGCATCCGCATGCACCAAGATGAAAAGCCTGCTCGAGAGCAACAAGCTCACGGTCAACAGCAAGATGCTGGTAAAGGAGCTCAAGTTCTTCGTTAGCAAGGGAGACAGTTTTGCTGCCAAGCAAGGGGAGAACGACGATTGCGTGATGAGCACCATGCTTTGCATAAGGATGATGCAGATGGTCACCAATTGGGACGACAAGGTCGGTGAGATGATGAAGGACGTGTTCGACGGCGATGATGGGCATGAATCCAGGGATCCGATGCCGTTCTCGGTGATGATCAGCTAAATATCTCCAGCATCTACGGAGATCAGAATGTCATTTAATTGGAAGATCATCAGGAAGAAGGTCTACGGCATCATCAAGGCGCCTGGCCGTGGCTTGATCAAGATGACCATGTATGACGAACGTGGTAACGAGACCATCGAACCGATCGATGCCAATCGATTCTTTGCCACGTTCGAAAGCAAGGATCCGGATTTGGATAGCTTTACCATCCTGGTCGCCGTCAGGGATCAGGGCCAGGCAAGCGTCATCGAAATAAAGACACCGGATCTACACAATGATGACGATTTCGAGATGGTCAAGGATCTGATAGATCACATTAGATCAGCCGTTGGCCTACGAGAAGGCATCAAGGTCAATTGGCAGGATTTTGATAAGGAAATAGATCCAAGGGAGGAAGCCGTGAACAACATCAAGGAAAGCAAGGACGTTAGCAAGGTGTTTGGTACCACCAAGAGCTCCTTCCAGCGCATAGGCGAGGCCAAGCTGATCATACGCCATACCGAATCGGTCAACGAGGAAAAGCACGGAGCACGCACCAGGCACATCAAGGCACTGTTCGTCGAGAATCGCCTTGGTGAGAGATTCGCATATCCTCACCCACACATGGCAGGTGCAAGGGCATTTGCCCGCCACATCAGCAACGGCGGCACCAACCATGACGCGATAGCGGAAAAGATATATTCTCTCAGCGAGGACTACATGTGCCTGCGCCGATCAGGTCATGCCCTGCGATTGCACGAGGGTACTGAAAGCTACGTGAATGCCGTAAGGGAAAGCATGCAGTCCATCAATCGCCGGCTGAAAAGCATGCATGGCCCCAAGGGGTATGCCGTCGCTTCCCAGGAACTGCTCGGCGAAAGCTCGATGGTCGACCTCAACCAGATCGAGGAAATACACGCAAAGCTAGCAGAGACATGCGGATGTTCCGCAGATGACCAGAGGTACTCCGACCTTGGCCGCGCGGCCCAGTACATTGCCTTTTCTCCCCAGACCATGCCGGAGCCGACGTCATTCACCTGGAACCGGCGCCCCGACCTATCGGGTGGTACGCAACCCTCCGCATCTGATCGCATGCATCATCAGATCATGGAGCTAGCTGATGCATGCGACGACGAGGTAATGTCGGCAAGGCTTGCCGGGATTGCTGAGATGATCGCATCCGGAACGAACCCCTGCTCGGAAGACCTTGACCTGGTCAAGGAAGCATTTGCCAGCGGTATGAAGCACGTCGAGGAAGATGACATGATGCCGGAAGAGGCAGAACTGGACGAATTTTTTTCGGCATTCTCTGCCGAGGCCATCTTTTCCGAGGATGCCGACCAGGATGACGTCAAGGATCTAGAAGCGACCGGTATGGATGCTGATGATGCCGAGCAGGAGGTGCATGACAACATGACCGAGTGGGACGAGGATCCTGCCCACATCGACGGTCAGCGCTTGGAAGCGCTCGAATCGGGGATCGAGCACCATCTCAATAAGATGGGAGTAACGGCCCCGATCACCATGGCACAGGCGAACCATTGCGCTGCATCAATCGAACGTGCGGACCCGGGGATCACCTCCGATGCGGTCATGGATTACATGGAACGCCGTGGCATGATCATGTCGGAAGAAGGAGATGAGGCTGAAAATCTAGGAGATCCAACCGTGGATGCGCTAAAGTCTCACGGCGATGTTTCCGAGGTATCCTTCATTTCCCGGATCAGGAGTCTCGCCGGGATCTGAAAATATTTTGGTTCAAATCGTTAATTGACCGCACCTAGCGGTATAAATAAAGCTGTTATCAGGGAGACAGAAGGATGACTCCCTGGTATCCAAATCCGATTATAGGCACATGAAAGGCACACAAAATGGCACTAACTCTTAAAGAAATCCAGGCTAAGCTGCTTGCACAGCAGGCAAACAAGGACCGCGCACGTAACGGCGGTTTTGGCGGCGATAATGCCGTTTATCCCTTCTGGAACAACCCCGACAACACCGTTGCAACGCTTCGTTTTCTTCCCGATGGGGATGAGAACAATGACTTCTTCTGGCTGGAACGGCTGATCATCAAACTGTCCTTCCCGGGAGTCAAGGGACAGATCGACGGCAAGCCGGTCGAGGTCCAGGTACCTTGCACCGACATGTGGAAGTCGGGAACCTGCCCGATCACGGCAGAGATCCGTCCGTGGTGGAAGGACAAGAGCCTCGAGGACATGGCCCGCAAGTATTACCGCAAAAAGAGCTATCTCTTCCAGGGGTTCGTTTGCGATAATCCAAACAAGGATGATCAGACCCCGGAAAATCCGATCCGCAGGTTCATCATCAACCCGAGCGTCTTTGAATGCATCAAGAAGATCCTCATGGTCCAGGAGATCGAGCATAGCCCGGTCGACTACGACAACGGAATGGACTTCTATTTGGCTAAGAAGAAGCAGGGACAGTGGGCCAACTATGATGACAGCGGATGGATCAAGCCGGGTTCGATGAGCCCAAGGATGAGGTCCCTGTCCGAAATGGAGCGTGCGGCGATCAGCCAGCACGGTCTGTGGAACCTTTCCCAGTTCATGCCGAAGAAGCCGGACGAGGATCATCTCAACGCGATCATGGAACTGTTCACCGCATCGGTGAACGAGGAACTCTATGACGTGGATCGCTGGGGCCAGTTCTATCGTCCAAACGGCATGCGCATGGAAAATGCCAACGCTGATTCTGGCGAGACCACTGGTCGCACCACCGTGCAAGTTGCGGCGCGTGTTCCGGCGGCGCCAGCTTCCGCACCGGCAGTAACCGCCGCAAGCATCCTGAACAAGGTTGCTACCAAGCCGGTTGCTGCCGTGCAGGAATCAGATGACAGCACCCCGCCGTGGGAGGAGAAGCCGGTCGAGGCAGTTGCCGACAAGCCTGCTTCGAAGTCCCCGGAGGACATCATCGCTGCCATCCGCAGGCGCCAGCAGCAGAAGTAATCCAAGACTCCGGGGGATGATCGCATCCCCCGGATTCCACCTAAAATGAAAAACAACTGGAAGAAGGATTCCACATGAAGCCTTTCGATCTCTCGAAATTTAGGAAGGACATAACCAAGAACATACCCGGCATCTCGGTTGGCTTCCACGATCCAAAACATTGGATCAGCAGCGGAAACTACGCGCTCAACTATGGCATCTCAGGCGATTTCAAGAGGGGCATTCCCCTCGGTAAGGTAACCATGTTTGCCGGACAGAGCGGTAGTGGAAAGAGCTACATTTGTTCGGGCAACATCATCAAGCACGCCCAGGAACAGGGCGTTTTCGTTGTGTTAATCGACAGCGAAAACGCGCTCGATGAGAACTGGCTAAAGCCCCTTGGAGTTGATACGTCCGAGGACAAGCTTCTCAAGGTCAACATGGCCATGATCGATCAGGTTGCCAAGCTGATCAGCGACTTCATGGATGGATACAAGAAGCAGTACGATTCGGTCGATGAGGCTGATCGTCCCAAGGTCCTCTTCGTCCTGGACAGCCTCGGCATGCTGCTGACGCCAACGGACGTCAATCAGTTCGAGGCAGGTGATCTTAAGGGAGACATGGGACGCAAGCCAAAGGCACTGAATGCGCTGGTCCGCAACTGCGTGAACATGTTCGGTGAGTATGACATCGGCTTGGTGGCCACCAATCACAGCTACGCAAGCCAGGACATGTTTGATCCCGACGACAAGATTTCCGGCGGACAGGGCTTCATCTATGCCAGCTCGATCGTGGTGGCCATGCAGAAGCGCAAGCTCAAGGAAGACGAGGACGGCAAGAAGGTAACCGATGTTCGTGGTATCCGCGCCGCCTGCAAGATCATGAAGACCAGATACAACAAACCGTTCGAGCAGGTCGAGATCAAGATTCCCTGGGAAAGCGGCATGGATCCCTACAGCGGTCTCATAGATCTCTTCGAGAAGAAGGGTGTCCTGGTCAAGGATTCGACCAAGATGAAATATGTTGACAAGTCCGGCAAGGAACATAAGTATTTTCGTTCAGCCATCCCCGATGAACTCCTTGATCTGATCATGGAAGAATGGGATGAGACCCGCGTGGTCGAGATCCAGGCAAATGATGGGGATGCCGAAGAAATTGAATGAGGTGCACCATGGAACTATCTGAAGAGACCGTACTAGACATCTGGGAGATGTTCGTAGAACATCTCCCAGCTTCCAAGAGGAATGATCTTGCCGTTCGATTCCTGACGATCTTCGTTGACCAGGAGATCGAGCTTACCGATCTCGAGGACATACGAGGAGAGGACGAGCATCTGGATCATGCGTTTGACGTCCTGATGGAAGAATCCGAGGAATCGGATGGTTACGGGGATAGTGACGAATATGAAGACTGACCTGAGCAGCAGATCCTCCATCTTCAAGCGAGCAAAGACCGTTACCAACCGAGAACCGAGGATGCCCGGTACCATTGATCCGTCATCCATCGAGCAGCGATCAAACCACGTGGTCAACGGAGAGATAGAGGATCTGCTTGACAGGGTTAACCAAGCGATAACCGACAAGGACGAGGCAGCACTACCGTGGTTACAGCTTGAAATACAGGCAAGATCTCTGGTGCTGCTTCGTTTGATGGATCGGAAGATAACCAAGTTTTATGATCAAATTCCGTGATGTTGATGCATGTGGTATAATCGAATCGTTAACGACCTCGCGGAAATACCTTCCGCCGTTGATTACTACAATGCTGAGCTTGCAGGGGCAAGGGATGAAACGAAGATCATCGGGAATCTCGAAAAGAATTCCCAGGAGCTATCCGGTATAACGTCCTACAGATTTGGGCAGTTGCAGGAGATCGAAGCGATCCTCAAGCACCTCAACATCCTGTACGACAAGATGAGAAGCGAACACTATCGTCGATATCTCGAGCGATATCAGCGCGATCTCAGTGATCGATCGATCGAGAAATACATCGACGGCGAGGAAAACATAGTGGGAATGCTCACCCTGATCAACGAGGTAAGCCTGATACGCAACAAGTACCTAGCCCTGATGAAGGGACTAGACATCAAGGCATGGCAGATCGGACACATAGTCAAGCTGCGCGTGGTCGGCATGGAAGATGTCAACCTGGGAACCAAGGGCGGATGAGAGTCATAGAAAGCATGCAACTTGAGGAGGCAACCCTGTCCGATCTTTCCGATCTGGTAGCCGATCTAATCAAGAAGCACGGATCGGATGCCAAGCTATTCTGGCACAGCGAGAGATTCAGCAAGGATTGTTACCTGGTGGTCCACGAGGATTGATGATGCCACAACCATTAAGGGACGATCTCATG